TGTGTCGCTGTATTTGCGTCAACAGACCGGGTTGTGACAAAGCAGCCAGGCAGCGAAACGCCGGTCGGCCCACCCGTCGCGCCAGCCGCCAGAGAGTGAATTTGCTCTGGCATCCGCCAGTCAGTATAAATCGCGTCCAAACTTCCAGAATAGTTTCTGGAAAGCTCAACCTGCGATGTGGAGCTGTTGTTAACAATTGGCGGGTTGGAGCCACTCACAATATTCTGCTTTGCGACCCGGTTCCGGGGAGCCGTCGATGCGATGCTGACGGGAACGCCGCTCGTTGATAGGTCGTGGGTGTTCGCACCGATGAAGTTATCCTCTGCATCGCCCTCGACGGAAATGCCGTTCATAACCGAAACAGTCCCGAGGCGGCGCAGGATATTACCCGAAATGTCGAGGTTCTTGGCCTTGTTGGCGATGCGTATTGCCGTGACCGATGCTGGATCGCCCGCGTTGTAGATTAGGCAGCCGCGAATTTCGCCGTCAGCCATATTTTCTATGTCAATTCCGACATCAACGGTTGCGATATGAAGGTCTTTCAAGAAAACACCGCTTTCACGCACCAAGTTGCGCGAACGGTATCCGCGTCCAACCGTGACAAATTCGCAGTTGTGCAGGTAAACGCCCTCGGCGTCCTCAGTGTAAACGGCATCCTGCATGGCGCTAATCATGGATGCGCGCATGGTCAACTGAACGGGGGAACCTGCGCCGCCGAACCAAACGCCCGCCTCACTCTGAGGCATGGACCCATAAGCGCCGGTATAAACCCCGTTGAAGCGGGAGCTGTCGATGTCCAAGCCTAACAGGCTGATTGCCTTGACCCCGCCAAGCCAGCCGTTCGTCGTAAACGATCCGGTTCCTCGCGTTCGGACCCGCTGGATCTTTGCATGGCTTTCAGCGCGGGGCAGAATGATGCCTCCACTGATCAGAGACGAATAGTCCAGCGTGATCGGATAATCCTGTGCGACCTTCTCTGTGCGCAGGGTCAGGTCGCGAATTGTTGTAACGGCCACCACGCCGCCCGCGCTGACGTCGATGCCCTCTACAGGAGACGCTGACGCCCACACAAGATCAGTCGCGTCCATGCCTGCGCCGATGATGCTGACCGGCGCGTTGGCCGTAAGCTTATCGTTGAGCCAGAACCGACCCGCTGGAATATCCAGCCGCCACTGTTTCGCGGCGCAAGCGAACATAGCCTCTTGCAGCGCCGCCGTGATCTCAGTCGCGTCCGTGCTGGTCGCCTCCCGGTTCCGCACAGCTTCATCCAGGCCGCCAGACGTCATCAGGTCCAGCGCGGAAACACTGTCGCGCAAACGCTGATTAACCGGTCGCGCCAACCCCTCTTGCACGCTCGGGAAGAACGCATCCCCATACGTTGACCAGGTTGAATTATCGCCGGTCGTCAGGTCGGTTCCGTCAGGGTCACGAACATACCGCTGCTCCTCAACCTGAATATACTTTACGTTTGATGGGATGATCGCGGCCTCTGCGTCGGCCCGGTTCGGAAACGGGGTGTAAGGAGGCGCCGTACCGTCCCCGCCCTCACCCGCGGCGAAATCAATCTGCCGCGCCAGCTCCTCGGCCTGCTGCGTGGGGATGCCCAGTCGAACCAGCCTAAGTTTATCAGCCATTCTGAGGCCCTTTCATTGCGGGTTCCGGCTGTGTCGCCTTCATCACCTGGTCTGTCTGCCGTGCCTGAACATCGGCAGCCGTCTTGAAATCGTCGCGATCCTGCGTGCGGGTCGCGTTCGTGGCGTCGATCCCCATTTTCTGGATCTCGGCCATGATCTTGTCAATCTGCGCCTTGGTTTCCGCGATGTCGCCCTGCGTTTTCTGGATCTCCAGGCCGAATTTCTGCTGATCCTGCGCCGTCTTGGCTTGGAATTCCTGCGCCTTCAGCTGCAACTCCTGCATCTTCAGTTGCGCGTTGGCTTCGTTCGCCTGGGTCTGGCTCTGAACCTTCGCCATCTCGGCTTCGGCCAGCTTCATCTGCGCCGCGGCCAGTCCGCCGTCGTCTTCTTCCTCGTTCATCGACTGGGCGATCTGGGCGCCGCTGTCCACGAAATCTTCGATCATCCCTTCCAGTTCCCGGCCGACGCGATACGGGGCCAGCGCGAACTTGAACACGCCCCCAGCCAGTGCCAGCGCCTGCGGACCCATTGCCGCGGCCGCCTGCAACGCCGGGATCGACTGGTTGAACACCTGCATGAATTCCCCGCGGCTGGCCTTTTCCTGCTGTTCGTCGGGGTAGATCGTGCTGTCCGTCTCGATATCCAGCACGAACGGCCGCAACCGCTCGTCCTTCAGGAACTCCATGACCTGATCGATCGTGACCTGCTGGCTGGCCTTGCTCAACGCTTCCTTCGACTGTTGAACAATCGCCATCTGCTGCTGTTCGAGCTGCTGCTGGATCTGTTGCGCTTGGGCCGGGTCCTGCACCTGCTCCAGCGCCGCGGCCGCCTGCTCCTCCATGTCCGAGATCTGGGACTTCACCCCGTCCTCGATGCCCTTGATGGATTTTTTCACATCGGCGTTCGTCGGCAGGTCCATCTGGGCCATGCCTTCCAGCGTCTTGCGGTCGAATTCATCCGCCATGATCTCCGCGCCGATCCGGCACAGGTCACGGGCGAGGCGTACCATTTCGTTCTGCTTGTCGCGCACCCGGAAACTGCTGTTCTGCTGCTTGATCCGCTGCGCCCCGAGCGTCTCGCCCGCGTCCGTCACGCCCCGCATGATGTCCGACATCCCCATGATCTGGTAGATATCCTCGATGACCTGACGCCGCAGTTCAATCAGCCCGGTGATCGTGCTGGCGATCATGTCCAGCGGCAGCCAGATGATCGGCTGCCCGCCCGACTTCACCATCAGCTCGCCCAAACCCGGCACCGGGATCAGCACCTGTTCGTCCGCAGTCTCGAATATCGCCCGCTCGACAGCCGCGCCGAGATCCCCGCCACCGGTGTAAAACCCGCGCACCTTGATCGCGCGGGACAACGCACCGATCCGCCGGGTCAGGTCGTTCACCTCCTCCAGCTGATCTTTGTAATACAGCATATCCGGCACCGGGATCAGCGTCCCACGCTGCAGGGTCGCATATGCCGGTTTCGGGCACGGGAAGAACCCGTCCAGATCCAGATGCGGTTCGCCATCGTCCAGCACATGCTCGCAGTTCTCGGACACCCAGACGACGCGGTTTGCCGACTTGCACCAGATTTCCCAGACCGGGCTGGTTTCGTCCAGATACGTGCCGGCTGATTTACCCACGGCCTCGCCGCGCATCCCAGCTACCAGGTCCGCCGCGGCTTCCCCGAACCGTTCCTCCAGCGCTTCGCACGTCATCCAGGCGCGACGGGCAACCCAATCGACTTCGGACCACTTCCGCGCGGCTTCATGCAGGAAATCCTTGCGATCGACATGCTCGTAAACGACGCGTTCGGTTTCCCCGTCCTCGTCCTCGTAGATCGCCCACATGGCCGCGCGCCCGACGATCGCCAGGTCATCGCGGCACTGCAGCAGCTGTTCATCCAGCCCGCCAAGGTCGAAGCTGATTTTCGTGCAGCGTTCCAGGAACTCCGAAGACGTGCGGTAGAGCGGGCGACGATCCTTGAATTTCGGGGTGACGACGGGTTCGGGCGGCCGCGCATAGATCGCCTGCTGCAGCACCTGGATGTTTGACCAGAACAGCGCGAATTCCCGGTCACGCAGTCCATCACGCAGTCGGGACAGGTCGGAATACATCTTGTCGATGTTGTCGCAGGCCACTTGCCAGTCGTTGAACTTCCGTTCCGCGTGGGCCAGCTTGTCGAGCCACGGCTGGGCGCTGTTCTTGTCGTCATCCTGGTCAATCATACCGCGATCCTGCCATTTGTTGGGCGATCCTTGAACGCCTGCGCCGTCCACCCGTCAGGCTTCTTTATCACGACTTGCGGGGCTGGGATAGTCTTCCACGCAACGGACAAGTAACGGAACGCGTCGGATAGGTGCGATGTCCAGTCATGCACGTCATCGGCGCTGAAAGTCTTCTTCACGTCATCCCACTTGCGCCGGTATTGCTCCAGCGCCGCAACGCCAACGTCCTCGCAGCGTTCGTGAAACACGCAGCGGGGCAGCGTCTTGCGCACCGCGTTGATGCCGTCCTGTTTACCGGCCAGAGGGATCACCGAGGGGTTCAGGCCGCGGGATATCATTGATTCCACGCGCGTCCTTGCCCCTGTCGTGCCCCATTCACGGACGCGGCCATCATGGGGGATAAAATCGATGCCATGCCGCCATCCGTATTTCTCGGCGCGCTTGTCGATCTCGTCGGCATAGTGATCAACCCCGGCGCCTGACATCGTGTAGCAGTCCAGGATGAACACCTGCCCCGCCACGACCTGAAACCACCAGATCGACGTGTCATCGCTGACCCCGAGATCCCATGCGCGATGAACAGGCGCGTCTTCGGCCTCCAGATCCGGGACGATCCGGCCCTCTTTCCGAACGGCAACCATTTCGCGGGCATAATACGCCCCGACGATCGCCGCGTTGAAGTTGCAGAGGTATTCCTGTTCGAACTGCGCCCGCCCCAGATCCTCGCCATACAGGTCGGAGTATTCCGCAAGCGCCTCGGCCAACGCATCCATGGACAGGGCGCCGGTGTGGTGGACATCGCTGATCTCCGCGAAATACCGCGGGTTCTCGCGCATCATTTTCTGATACCGCAGCGTCATCGCGTGGGCATGGTTCCGGCCGCGGGGCGTGGTGATGAACGCAGCCCCGCCCCCGTTCTCCTCCAGCATGGGGCGATGATACGCCCAAGCCGACGGGTTCGCCAGCGCCCACTCGGAATAGGCTATGAACACGGGCCCAGCGCCGACCGTGGCGTTATACCGATCCGAACCGATGCACTGCCACGTCGAGCCGTTCTGCAGCTCAATGAACATTTCATCGTTCAGCGTGCGCTTGCGTGTCTCGGGAGGGAACGCCTCGTCAATCCTGCGCTTGCCGGTGTGCCCGTTGACGGCTTCCCAGATCGCCTTTCGCGCCTGGCCGTATTCGGGGAGACAGTGCCAATACGTTCCGACGCGCTTGTGCATCCGTTCGTTCGTCGCGCCCAGAACGATCTCATCCTTGCCCCAACGCCTATGCGCGATCTCGATGGCGCGGCAGTCCTGCACCGTCGTCAGATGGTTCCACAGCGCGCCCTGATACCACCGAACCCGGCGCGTGTAGACCGTCATTCTTGGGGCTTGGTTTCGATGATGGTCTGGAACTGGATCGGCGTCCCATCGGGGTTGCCGTGCGTCAGGTCGAGCTTGTCGCCGTAGACCTTGGGACGCAGCTTGCCGGCCATCCACTTGCGCGCATCGATGCGCAGACGCGACCGCTGGATGTTCTCGGAGTTCAGCACATCGGCTGCGCTGCCCTCTTTTCCGTCCATCCAGTCGTTCCGCGCGTCGTCGGCGATTTCCAGGATCTCGTCAAAGATCGCGTCAGCCTGGGCCTCGCGTGAGCGCGCGTAACGTTCGCGGAGTGTCTCATCTGCTGCAATCCATCGAATGACGGTCGAGGCTGCAGGCATGTCCTCGTCGCGACAAATGGATCGCAGGCTTTCACCGTCGGCAATGCGTTCGCAGATCGTGTCAAATAGTTCCTGGCTGAATGCTGGCATCTGTCGCGGTCCCTCTGCTGCCCTTCCCCGAACCTACACCGTGCGGCTCTGGTGTTCAAGTGTGCTGGGGAGCATGGCGGTTTCTGGGTCGAGGTCGCGCTGGGTCCGAAAACGTCCAGATCGGCCGAAACCGCCAGAAATCGGC